TGCCATGACTGCTGGAAGGGTTATTCGCACAGCCTCAGAAACGGCTTGCAGTTGATAGTCATCTCCAAACATTACTCCATTAGGTTTTAGTTTAGGCCACCAGTTTTGTATATCATCTATTACAGGTTCATACTCATGTGCACCATCAACCATTATATAATCAATAGTAGCTTCTTCAAATTTCTCTAAAATACTTGTATCATCTGATCTTCCTTGACAAGGAATAACCATATTTCTTCCAATAAAGTATTGAAGATTTTGTTTAAAGATATTTGAAAAGTCTTGAGGTAAATTCAAATTTGCGTGTTCTGATGAACCTGCAAAAGTATCTACACAATAAATTTTTACGTTTTCTTTATTTGCATTTATTAAGCTTGTAGCTAAGTAATGTGTTGATCTACCTAGAAAAGATCCAATTTCAACAATCTTTCCATCTTCAGGTATTTGGTCAACAATCATATCGTAAGTTTCTGAGTAATTAAACCACCCAGGTATTTTAAAATACGTGTGTTTCATCGTTAAGAATATCCTTATTTAGTTATCTTAACTATTTGTATCTTTTTATAATTAATTTTCAACCCTTGTGGTGTCGGTCCTTTTTTGGGAGGAACTGTTTTTGTTAGTCTCTGTTTCTTCATGTTCACATATTGCGCATTCACACATACAGCTTGTACCACAATGGCACAAACAATCACATTTAATGCACTTCTCCATCATTAATTCGCATTTTAAACATAAGGTATCACAACCCTCACACATTATTTCTTTTTAGTTATTAAACCCATAGCACCTTTTGCTCCTTTGATGCCAAAACTTGCCGAACAGGCAATATATAATAAATGTTTATAATAATCAGGAAGTGAATGTAAGGCTTCAAAGCCCGCTTTAATATGAGGAGTCCATCCAGGTATAAAAACCGCTACCGCCGGAACCAACAAACATATTAAAATTAGTTCGTCTTTCCAGCTACCTTTCATTTGATCAACTGCAGTGGCTTCCCAACTAATTTTTCCGGCTATCTGTTGCTCTTTCAAACTCTTCTGTGCCTTGATTTCAGTCAAAGCAAGATCTGCTTTTGCTTTTTTAGTCTCTACAAAGCCAGTAACAGCGTCTTTAACCATTCCAGCTATTGGACCAGCTAATAAACTAAGCATTTTTCTCTACACCTTTGATTTTTTTCTTGTTTTTACTTGCATAAAACACTTTTTCACCAGTTTTCTTGCCATAAGTCTTTGTCATGGCCTTTTTAATCTTTTTACCCTTCTTGGTTAGTGGCATTAGTTCTCTCTCTTGCAACATTTGCTCTTAATTCCGCTAAATCGTAGTCTTTTTGAAGTTTTTTAGAGTCAAGAACTTGTTTATAGTCAAATTGATTTTCTTTTAAGGCTTGATTTTCACCTTTTAACTGTGCTTGCATCTCCATTTCAGCTTGTTTCAAGGCTAATTCTTGTTGTTTGAGTAAAACAAGAGGATCCATGTTCTGATCTTGCATTGCTTCTGCTTCTTCACCGACCATTTGCTCAGTAATTTTTACAATTTCATTATCTATAGCTGCAGCTCTCTGCATTTGTAAAGCTTGTAATGCTTCTGGTGGAACTTGCTCACCAAATTGTTGACGTAATTTTTCTGCTTCCTCAACCATTGCTTGATCAACAGTTTGTGTTGCAAGTAAAGAAACGTGTTGATTAATATGTGACGCTAAATTCATCACAGCCATTGGATTTGCTTTCACTAAAACAGACGACATAAAAGTTCTGTGTGCTTTTATGTGAAGTTCATGATTTTGTTGAGGGAAAGCTTGAAGAGGTGCTCCCTTTAAAACAACACTGTGCTCCATAGCAGGATCTTGTGGTTGTGGACCTTGTGGTATTGGTAAAATTTGTTCAACATCTTTTACACCCAAAGCAATATACATTCTTCGATAAGCTTCATACAAATTGTGCATTTGTGGATTTGATTGAGCTAGTTGTAATTGATTTTGTGCAAGCGTCACTCTTTGTGACATTGAGAAAATGTTTGGATCTGAAACAGGTAGAATATCTATGTTATCATCAAAATCTTGTATCTTTATTTCTCTTGGTCCACCTGCAACATTGTAAGGATACATTGGTGGTAAAACCAATTTGAAAATTTTAGCTAATAGTTCAAATTCTTTTTTCTGTGCGTAATGTAATCTTTTGTGAACCGCAGACATAACTTTTGTGCCACGTTCCATGAGTGCCATTGTGGTGCCTACAGGAGTTTGTGAACTTCCTATTTCTGACAACTGCATATCAGCAACGGTTGCAAATTGTTTTGCAGCATCTACACAGAAACCTAAAAGTTGCATCAAAACTTGATCAGGCCCTTTGTAAGGTAAAGGCATTAATGCTTCACGAATTACACCATTAGGAGCATCAACATCTCTAAACTCTCCTGGTTGTAAAGGTTGATCATCATCACGTATTCTTAAACCTCTTGATTTAAAACCTGCAGGTAAGTTAGATAGTGTTCCCGCATCAAGTAATTGTCTTAATGCTGTTGTGGCAGTTCTTGTTAAACCACCGATCATGTGGATTAAACCGAAGCCATAGAAACCTAAACCCGGTAAAAACTTGTAGTGTACAAAGTATTCATTCTTTCTTTTTAAAGCATCAGCTTCATTGTAGTTTCTATATATGGATAAAACTTTATTAGATGTTCTTTCAACAGTTACTACGTAAGGTAGTTTGATTCCACTAGGCTCACCATCTCTAGGATCAATATCTTCAAAACCTTCCAGATCTAAATCAACATGCATTTCATAGAGTTCAGACATGTCATCCATTTTATAATTGATTGGATTTGTGCCATCTATTTGATCTTTTTTATCTTGTATATCACTTGCCTCATCGTCACCATAAGCTTGTAGCTCAACATCTCGATAAAATCCTGAAACTTGTTTTTTTCTTAAATCGTTCATAGACATCTTAACGATCTGTGTAATACGATCACAAGTGTCTAAGTCAGATGCACCATAAGGTACAATCATATCTTCTGCTGGAATAAATTTTGATGTTGCTCTTTGTAAGACTTCATCAAAGTAAACTTTTTTAAATGCGCTTCCTGATAAAGGTAATTGAAATAACAATTGATCCATTTCAGGATTATAATCTTCCATGACATGAGTAATCTCATAGTTCATGTAATCTTTTACACGTTCTGCTGCTTGTTGTAATTCAGTTGTGTTTGCACCGACAACTTGTGTTCGAACAGGACCATCACTTGGTAGAAGTTCGACATAGGCCATTGCCTGAAACTGTGTTACCGCTTGAGCTAATACAGGATGACTAACACTTGCCGCTCCTCTAAAAGGACGTGTGCGTTCTTCATATCTAAAACCTAAAAGGTCTAAACCTTTAGTGTAAGCTTGTTCCCACTCTTCACGAGAAGATCTATCATTTTCTACTCTTTCAATAAGTTCATTGGAAAGCTCTTGTAAAATTGCTTCATCAACAATTTCCGCTAAATTAGAATTAAATCCTGAAGCTATAGGAACATCAACTTCACCAACGATAGCAGAACCATCTTCAATAATTTCTACACTATCTTCTACTTGATCAGGGGATAGATTTACGTCTATTTGACTACCTACTTCTTCAATATCAATTTTATCATCACCACCTGCACCTAATGCTTTTGCATCATCCATATCAGTTGGATTGCGTGATGAGCTGTTAAATTTATCTACCATATTCGCCGTATATATCTGTTATAGAAACTAAACTATCTTTATCAATAGTTCCACCTGATTTTTTCTTAAATAAGTACATTGGTTCTTCCAATTTGGAAGGATCAAATGATATAGTATACATATCAATTGCGCTAGGGTTATATTCCACAATCTTTATTATTGCATCATCTGCATTTTCGTTTTCTTTTAAAGGTATCATACGATATCCTACATCCGTGGCATCTCCACGACCTTCTACAAGGTAGTAATCCATCATTTGACCTGGTGCAATTTCTCTAGTCAAAACTATTGTACCTGGTTCATTTACTCCACTTGCAATTCTAGTTATTTCCGTATCATAAAAAGCATCTCTTTCAGCATCCGATACATTTTTTTTAGTTTCTGTTTGTTTTAAAAACTGAAACTCTCCGTCTGGACTTTTATTAAGGAATGTTAAACCACGATTAGTTTTACTGGGATCAATAATCTTTTCTACATTTAATGTACCATCATACTTTTTTGCAATGTTCTTTAATTGTTGAACACCCACTTTGTCATACAAGTTTTGAAACTTCTTTTTCGCTTCATCCGAACTCTTACCCCAACGAGGGTTAGCACCTATATCAGCAGGCATAATAGCCACTCGATCAATACCTTTTTGTTTTGCTGCTTTGATTGTTGATTTAATTAATAGATCTACATAGTCTGCTTGTTTATTAAAAGGTATGGGAGGAAACGATTCTAATTTTTTCATATTATAATCACTTGGTAGATAAGTATCTACCTCTCCAATTCGTTGTAATTCCTCTCGGTTGCTTGTAGAGGGTACTTTAAAATCTTTAAGTTTTTCTTGATAGTTCGAACTTCGATTCATCGACATCAAGTCATCCAGAATTTTTGTTTGCTCTTGTGCTAAATCAAAAATCTTAGTCTTGTAAGCAGGGTCTGTGTATTGCTCAACGTTTGCCATACTTAGTTTATTAATATCATCTTGTATTGCATTTAGGTTGCGTGTTTTTTCTGGAATTAATTCTTTCGCAACAATGTTAGGGAAAGGTTGAATTAAATTATCTTGTGCTAAATCATTTAATAGACTCTCTGGATATTTTTGATCAAACTGTCTTAATTTATTTGTGGCATAGTCAACATTTCCAGGAGCCAAGCCTCGGGACTGTTCTACTTGATTAACTAAATTGGCACGTTGTCTTTTCAGTGCATTAACCATTGCAAACAAACGTTCTTGTTCTTTACGAACTTCGGTTAGCATATCAGTTTGCATTTCTTGAATGACCGCCACTGTTTGATTGTCAGCGTTCTTGTATGTTCCTACACGAGTGAAACCTAAAACGTTTGGTTCTGAAAAATGTCCTGAATTAACAAAAACTTTTTCTTGACCGGGTAGTTGAGGGACGTTAACTACGACTTCAAAATACTCATCTGCAGCTTCATCAATTTTAGCACTACCTGCACCTTTATGTCTAGGTCGTCCTTGATCCAAAGTAAATTGACCTTCATCAAATCCAGGAGCTTTTATTTCTTTTACACGCACTTCTAGGTTTCCTAAAGGTGACGTGTCGTAGAGAGTTTCTAAGTCTTGTTTTGTAATTTTTTTGTTAGGAAAAAACTTTTCAGTATCTTCTAGATATTGCAAAATTCCTGTATCCATCATTTCTGCTTCAGGAACTTTTCTTCCTTTGATTAAGAACTCTCTCCAACCTTGAGGTGTCGAAGCCTTCGGTGCGTTTTGACTATTGAGTTGATCGAGAAAAAATGATTTGAAAAAGAAATCTTGTCTTCCTGCAGGCAACGGTGCAATCTCCTGTGAACCTGTTGGTGCCGGTATAGGATCTCTTGCTTCCTCTACTTTTTTCACATTAGATGGTGTTGCCATCGCTTTAGGTTTATTAAAAACTTTAAAGAGATTAAATAAGTTGGCTGCTTGTAAATTACCTGAATCCACGGCTTCTTGAAAATAGTCTTGGTCTACTGCAGGGTCGGGTGAGAACTGTTGTTGATTGATGTTTTGCAACGGATCACCGCCCATGGCCATACGGACAGGTTTGACTTCTCCACCGTCTTGAAGGCCAACTATAAAACCTCCTTCTTGACCATCTCTTCTTGGTTGACGCATAATAGGTTTACCTTGTTTACCATTTGTTTTTTCATAAAGAACTTGATCATCCAATATTTTCATAAATCTTTCTTTTAAATTTTTTAATCTTTTTTCTGGTTTAACTTGTTTTGGGTTTTTACCCACCAAACCAATATTTTTTTTACCAAATGGAATTAAAGTTCCTGTGTCAAACTTTTCATACAATTTATTTATTTGATCTCTAATACCTTTATCTTTACCAAATATTAATTGTCTCATATTTTGAAATTCTTCAGGTACAACATTTATACCATACTCTTTAAGTCTCTCTATTATCTTTGGTAAATTTATACCCATAGATTTTATGTCAGTATTTGTTGGAATGGTTGCTAGTTT